TTCTTATTCTTAATTGCAAGAAAAAAATGAAAAAATATTCTAATATACTAATTTTATTAGTTATTAAATGCTATTTTTTTATGTTATCGCTAGGATATAGGCGCGTTTCGTCCCGTGATCAAATAAACGGGACAGGACTTGATAGGCAATCAACCTATATTAAAAAATTTGCTCAAGAAAAAAATTTTAATCTTGAGCGCATTTTTACGGAAAAAGGTATTTCAGGCGTAGTAGAGAAACGCCCCGCATTTTCCGAGATGATCGCCTACGCGGACGCGCACAATATAAAGATTATAATCATCGAAGATATGACGCGGCTGGCGCGTGAGCTATTGCTTCAAATGCAACTAGCGACGTACATCGCGTCCAAGCAAATCGATTTATATTCCGCGAATACTGGTGAGAATATTTCACGCGCTATCTACGATGATCCGATGCGTAAGGCAATGGTTCAAATGCAAGGCGTTTTCTCTGAGCTTGAGCGATCTACATTATCGAAACGAATGAAAGCTGGGCGCGATCTTCAGCGGGAAACAGGAAAGCGAAACGGGAAAAAGATTGAAACGGTGAATCGAAAAGGAACGATTAAGATTGAAGGAACGCCGAGATTAAGCGAGAAACAGCCGAAGCTTGCAAGGCGAGTTGTCAAATTAAGGAATAAGGGTTTAACGTATTATAGGATCGCGCAAATCGTAAACGCCGAGGGTTTTCGTTCCCGCGCTGGCGGGTTATTGCACGGATCGCAGATAAAGAATATTTTAACTGATTATGAATTAGGCTTGATCAATACGACCAAAGCGCTTGACGAGGTAAGATATCAAGATGAATGAAGCGATTTTTGTACTCGCCCTTTTGCGCGATTCCGATTCCTGAGAATCCGATTCGCCGCGCTTCCTCGACCAGGGCGAGCGCTCGAGGTCCGTAAATACGAATATCCGCGCCTATCGATTGGAGATGAGCGCTTTTCGGATATCCGCCCGATTCCTTATTATGCTTCTCGCATCGAACTCCTGACGTAATCGGAAGCGCTCCGAGTTTGTCGCGGAGTTGCTGTAGCATTTTCATAAAATTTTCGTCCATATGCGCGAGTCCGCAACCGCATTTGCATTGCATCTCGGCGCGTGAAAAGTTAGGCGTAAGCATGTCAAGCATGAGCGCCCCCGCGGATGCGATAAATGTTCGTCGTAATATAAGCGCCTAGCTTCACAGGTTCCCCGCCATCGACTTTTGATATTCGGCAAGGATCTTGTCATCCAAGTCGTTTTCAGTCGATTTAACGAGTTTTTCGAGGAGTAAAAAAACTACTTTGATTAGTAGTTTTTCACTCAAGAAGGAGAGCGCCATTGTTTTAACGGTTCCCGCGATCACGGGTGCGAATGCTGCGATCATGTTGCTTTTCTTAGATTGGCGAATAAGAAATCTTTTTGAGATTCGAGTTCGCGTTCGATGTTATCAATCCGAGCAGTAATATTAGACAAATCGCTTGCCATTTTGACGGTCGTATCTTGCGTTCGTATTATAAGCGATTCGAATTTTTCCTGATTCAATTGACGTTCGCCCTTCGCGGATTTTCCTTCGTGGTGGATGTAATAACCGAGAGCGACCAGCATCGCGCATAGCACCATTTCAAGTAAACTCGCCTGATTTAGTAAAATATCAGCAAATCGATTTGGAATATCGGTGATATCCGTTTGCGTGGGCATATGATGATCCATTACTCAGGAATGACTTCTTTTATTTCCCCCAAATCAACAATTTCTCCATCTTCCATTTTATAATCATGGCCCCAAATATAATCTTTATATTCAATTGGGCTTTTATAAATTTTACCATCTTTTTCAAAACTGCAATCTGGACTGGTTGACGTACTATTTAATTTCCCAGAATCATCAAAATATAGAAACATTTCTTTCTCCTTTTTACGACATTATAACTCTAACATAGTAATAGGTTGTTGCAGTTCCACCAACCCCATCGGATGCTGCGAAAGCAACTCTGAAATTTGTCGCTGACGTTTTACTGAAAGTAGGTGCCACACCTGTTGTGTTTGAATCACCAATACTCCAAATTGTATTTACACTCGTGCTTGTATTACTTGTTGTAGCAGAAACAATTGCGAACCTTCCTGACATCCAACCACCCGATGAAACTGACGATTGCGCCATGCATTCAATATTTCTAATATCACTCTCTAAAGTTATATCTACATTTAAACCTATCGTATTGGTGTAAGATCCAGTAATGATTCGCATCCTTCCATGATCGGTTCCGCCATATTCTTGGGAAGCATCAGCATTGATTTTAAATTTTTGTGAACCGTCAATATCTACTACAAATGTACTGTCGGCGCTTTCTCCGTTGTTATCACATTGAATTTTTACTGATCCTGACCCATTGGATGCAGTAATTAAGGAATCTGCTCCAGTATCGGTATCCGTTAATTGAATGATTGGAGTAGCACCAGAAATATCGAGTTGATTAGAAACTATGACTTTGCCTGAAGTATCAACGGTTAGTGCTGATGATCCTCCTTCGTCCTGTAAAACTAATTGATTTCCCGAATCCGGTTTTATAACTCGATCTGCCATTTAAATTACCTCGTGAATATCAAATGAAATTGCGCTAACCGTTCCTAAGTGTTGAGCATATTCAAAACTTGGCGCGTTCCTGAAATAAAAGAATCCCGAATTACGCGTATTTTCGTTTGTGCTTGATGGTAGACCTTGCGTCACGATTGCGGGAAACGGTTTGGAACGAAACGCACGGTAAAATCCCTCGAACGATTGCACGTTCGTATCCGATAAAATTGAGCTTACCGAGTACGTTTTGCAGACGTTTCTTTGCTTCTGCGATAATCCGCCGTCGAAGATCGGTCGGCGGATCGAGTAATCCTGGAAATTCAATCCCATTCCGATTTGCGGATTCTCGACCGAAAGTGCAACCCCCGCCTGAACGATTCCAAGTTTAATCGGGTTTTTGATCGCGGTTACGGTTGCATCGGACGCGGAACCGGAAAGCGTAACGTCTGCCGCGCCAGTTCCATCGCCTATTATTTTAATCACCTGATAATCGGACCCGCCAATCGTGCAAATCGAACCGATCATCACGTTGGCAAAATCGATTAGATTGATCGCGGCCCCGCTGGAGTCTTCAAATCGCCCCGTAGCGCCTGAAGATTGATCCCATTGATGAATTGCGTTTCCTTTAACTTGCGTTGCTTTACGATCCGTTGATGTTGTCAGCGCGAGCGTGATCGTTGTCCCTGCGAGAGCCGATCCGGTATCGACTCGCGTGATCGATGATCCGCTTTTCGTAAAATTGAACCATTCAGGCGGGATTCGGTTTGTCGTATTGTTTGCGAGTTGATCAAGCGATGAGTATTGCGTTGTATTGATGCTGATTGCGCCGCTTGTGGCGGCGCTATCATCAAGAGAGACGGTTCCCGAATCCGCAAGTAACCCGAATATGAAAAATGAGTTCATTCCTGACGCGACTGTAACCGTGATATTGCATGAAGTCGCATTTGCAATATACGGTTGCGAAACGATATCGTTTTCGACGTTTGCGATGGCGTAGGTCGAGGATAAATGACTCGCAGACGATGCAACCGCAGTTATCAAATTGTTTTCTAAAAATTTCATTCGACTTCTATTTTCGTGATTGTCGCATCACCTGAAAACGTTGTTTCCTCACTTGCTAAATCGTAAGTGATACCGCGTACCAGCAACGAAGAAACGGTCACGGGCGCATCACGTTCGGTAAAGGTCAAATTATCGCCTGGTTTGATCGATTTATTGATCGAGTCCACGGTCAGCGATACTTGCGTTTTAATTTTATTTGCAAGAATCGCATCGAGGAACGTTTCCTGGGCGGCGTATCGATCCGCCATTTGCTCGACCTTTAATTTGCGCCCGACTTCAGTATTGGAATTAAAACTCGAAAGCGTAAATTCTGTTTCAAAAAAATTATAGTTATCGCTTGATGAGCTTCCGCTTTCTTGACGTTGCGTCATCCTCGTTTCAACCGCCTGAACCGGAAATGGATTTTTATAGGTAACCGATACGATATCTTGAACCGATATTGTTTGCGCCGTTGGCGTGTTAGCACGGTCGATCAAATACACGGTTTCAATTGCGCTTCCGCCGATGATTAAAGTCGCCGCCAACGTTAAATCTCCTTGAAGTTCAAACGGTTCTGATGCGACTGAAATTTCGCTTATTGTCCCGCCATCATAAGGCGATCCAATTAAAGGCGTGAAATCAGTATAAAATTGGTAATTGGTCGCTTTGCAAATTCGATCTAAAAATTCGGTTTTGTATTCATTATTTATAAGCTGATCTATTGCGCTAATATTCGTATCATCCGCGTTCGGCGCCTTGGTGATATCAATTGTCCCAAATTTATTAGCCGCGATATCGTTTATCGTGAATTCCAGCGATCCTGACGGAAACTGAAAGGTCAGTGTGCCGTCAAACGTTCCGGATGATTTGCGGTACATAAACCCCCTTGACGCGCCGCCATAAAGCTCGGTGTTACTCATCGTCATCGATGCGCCATCCTGATAAAAATCCACTGACGATGCGCTGTTGGTTCCGACTGGCATGACGACCCATGAAGCTCCATCGTATCCCTCCTGCATCTGACGTTCTTCCGGGATTTCGCGTTTAAATGATTTGTCCGAAAGATACGGTTCCTGTTTCGGTATTAATTTATGAATCCACCAGGTCGGCGAGGTATCGGAGGGGAATCGGTTATAAAACGGGCTTGAACTTCCGGCAATCTGGATATTACAAAACTGCACGGAATACGCGGAACGGTCAACGTCCGTTTTAATATTCCAAAGCGTATAAGGAACAGCCCTCGAATAAACCGCGTCTTCAACCACCGTCGCGGTCATGTTTGGCGTCAATCCGTCAATACTGTACCCATCTTCAATCCTTGCCTGAATGAATACCCGATCCCCTTTCTTAAACTTCGTCGGCGTTGCATTTGCCGCATACACCTCGAACGTGCATTGCTCGGCGTCATCAATCCAGTAGATCGGAAACTTGCCGATATACTGCGGTTGAAACGTTTCGCTCGGTTGCTCGGTGAATAGATTAAACGAAATCGAATCAACCGAAATCGAATCGAATATCGCCTTTCCTTCCCACAAAAAATTGCCGTCACTCATGTCTTCGTCATCGTGATTTATCTGCACGGCGTATTGCGTTGATGGCGAAGAAAGCAGATTCGCGTAGGTTCCCGCGGAATAATTGAACGGATGCGAGGAATTGTTAGGATCGCGGGATAAAACGAGTTGTCCTGTTTGCGCTTTAATCCAGCCCTCGCCTTTGTATTCGATACGCGGAGTACTTAGCAAAAACGGATTCCAAAAGTTTTCACCAGCGTAACCGGAATCGCTTATGTAATAATCGGTTGAACTCACGTTCATTTTCACAAGCGTGGTCATGCGGCAAGAGCGGGAAATTGATTATGTCGATTGGCGCGGTTTTCAATCTCGACGCGGATCGCGGAATCGTATTCGCTGATGCGTCGGCCCGTTCCATCGTAGATGTTTACGTTTATCGTCGGATTGTTTGTGCTTGTTAACGCGCTTGAACCGTCAGTATAACTGCGAGCCGAATTACGACCTGACAAATTTATGCCAGGTCTTCTCGTTACTCCAGGTCCGGATATCACGGGATAAGTAGAAAAAATAGTTTTATAATCGTAATTGTCTGTGTCCTCTGGTACTGCTCTATCATAACTAACATTGACTGACCGCCCATATAAAGAACCCATTTTACGAGCCGAGGCGTTTCCAATGGGCGTGTAATTTTGTCCAACTCCGTAAAGATTTACATAATCCGCAATGCTTGCCATCGTTTTATGGACACGCTGCTTGGTCACGTTTTCAATATTGTTCAAGTCAATATCAATCATTCCTGAAACATTAAACACTTCAGAAGCTATAACGGTTTTCGTCCCGCTTACTGATAAATGATCAGATACTGAAACATTTTTGACTCCGGTTATTTTGAACAAATCCGCCGCCGCGATATTGGCGCGTAAAACCGTAAAAAGATCATCGGCGTTCCAGGTTTTCGTTTTCATCTCATTCTCAATTGCATTTAGAATATCTGCAAAAGCGCTTGATATATCGTTGCGCTGAAAAACGAGTTGATTTTGTAACCCTGTTATCATTTCGGAAAAATCTTGCCGGATTGTTTTTAAATGCTTTTTTGCAATTGCCGCGACTCCATAACCCGTTCCGAGATAATCCTCCGCAAGCGTCATTAGGTTTAAATAAAATTCCGTAAATTTTTCAAGCGTTCCGCCTAGTCCCTGGCGTCCGCCGATTGCGGGTACATCGAGCTTGCCCGCTACCATTAACGGTTTAACCGTTTTCTTTAAATCCTTTGCGACTTTATCCGTTGCCTTAATTGCTTTCGTTACTTGCTTTTGGGCTTTTTCCTGATCTTTAACGCTTCCCTCGATTTTTTCCGATTTTAGTAATTCGGATTGAAGCGCTTTGATTTGCTTTTGATTGGTTTGTAAACGTTTGATCGCTTCGTCGCGTTCCTTGCCTGTTGATTTTTCGATTTTGTTTTGGAAAAGCGCGGTTTCTTTTCGTGCAAGTTTTAAATCTTGAGAAACCGTGTTTATATCACGAACCTTTTTTTTCTGATCACCGAATAAATTGTTCAGCTTTTGGACGCCAAACGTCCAACCGTCAATGATCTTTCCAAAAAATTTGAATGTTCCTGAATCGGCTAAAAATCCTGTAAACGACTTTGATAATAAATTGATTTTATCATTTAAATTTTGGATCGATTGAATCGATTCCTCGTCAATAACGCCGCCGACCGATTCCAATTGTTTCCCGAATTTATCAACGCCATCCGCAGCCGCGCTCAATAATGGAATCAATTCGACTCCGGCGCGTCCGAAAAGGTCGCTGGCGATCTTGGCACGCATCGCATCCGATTCAACGCCACCGAATGCGCGGGCGATATCCTGAAAAATGACTTCGGTTGATTTGATTTGACCGGATGAAGTCAGCGCGGAAATCCCAAGCGCGTCAAGCGCTTCGGCAGCGGGTCCGGTCCCTTCTGCGGCTTCGCCTATGTTGCGGTTTAGTTTTTGGAGCGATTTATTCATCAACTCCGCGCCGACTCCGCTTTGCTCGGCGGCAAACTGAAAAGCTTGGAGCTTTTCAGCCGATACGCCTGTTTGAATCGAAACTTTTCCGATTCTATCGCCAAGCGTCAAAAGTTTTGATGTTAACGCGCCTAATCCGCCGATCCCTGCAAGCGAAACCGCCGCGCCAGCTAATCCGCCAAACGATTTCTTAAGCTTTTGCGTTCGTTCATTAATTTGACGAAATGCGGCCTTGGTTTTATCCTCGGCGCGTATTTGTACCGTCGTGGAAGGCATTATTTTTGACGTTCGGCTTTTATTTTAAAGTATGCGATCCAGCCTTGAATTTCCGCCTCGCTCATTGCATAAACGCGGTCAATCGTTAAGTGTAAATGTTCTGCGAGTTGAAAATAAAAATATAAGTCTGGATCGTCTCTCAGTTTCCCAGGACTTCATCCTGGTCAACTGATTGGTAGTTGTTAATTTCGCCAACAACGCGAATCAAAACATCAACATCGCACTCGCGCATCAATTGGGTTCTATGTCCAGGCTTGAACATTTTCGAACCGTCTTCGAATAAAGCGCGGATGATCAAAGCTTCAACGGCGGCCTCGATTGGTTTTGATTCATTAAATAATTTTGCAAGTTTTTCCTGCGTATGCGGATTTGTTGCGCCTTTGAAATAGATTCGTAACGGTTGATCGTCAGAACCCCATTCTGGAACATCAACAAATCCGAGTCCGCCCGCGAGTTGGTTTTGATAATGACCAACAATCGCGTCAATCGGGTTCAAGCCGTACCCTTAACGAGCGCGCCCGTACCTTGAAAACTTATAGACATGCTGACCATTGAATTCGTCGAACTTGTTAAAGAATGCGATGTAATCAACGCATTTCCGGTCCACTTGATATCACCCGTAGATGCACCTTCAGGGAAAAATATCATTTCCTTTGCAACCGGAGTTAAAAGTTCGGTCCACATTGCAACCTGTCCAGTATCATCATCAGACCAAAAAACTTCAGCGGTTCCTGACCAATTCAGGATTCCGGCTTGATAGCTTCGTGTCGTGTCGCTGATAACCGTATCCTCGACGGGTTCCTGATTAACGTCTAAACTGAATGACGTTATTTCTCCAATAGAATCGCCGTCCCAGTGAATCAAACCCGAGACGCCAGTGAAAGTTGCCATGATTATCCTTTCGATTTAGGCTTGGTTTTGGGATTCGGCTTATCCTTGGTCTTTGCGAGACCGCGACGGATTAGCTTTTCCGCAATTTGAGGCGTTACGTCAACAAGCGAACCCGCCTCAACTGGCTCGCCTGAAATCTTGATATCCTTGATAATTTCGATTTCCATATTACATATTTATTTTAGCCGCATCCGGCGCGTTTTCGGTGTATCCGTATCGAACCCGATACGTTATGCGGTTCGATCCGCTGGGTTTGCTACCTTCGCCTGAAAGCGATATATCCGCGCTGACTGGTACGGAATCCCCAGCAAGCGAATTAATACTGACGTCTCCCGCCATTGCGATTTGTACTTCTTTCTGTATTCCTGCGAGCGTATCCAAAACCGTCGCGCCATCACCGCCTTGCGCGTAACCTTCGATGGTCACGGTTAGGATCGCAAGCATCGTTCGTGTTCCCGCTGGCGATAATGTAACCGCGTCAATTTCCTCCTCGGAATCGTAAACAAGCAAGCAAGGCAATTTCGATTCTTCGACCGGATATACGCGCCCTTCGAAAACATTCGATCCGGTTGTGCTTAATCCGGTTACATCGGTCACGATACGTTCCCGAATTTGCCTGCGTAAATGGTTCGCCATTACTGCTTCTCAAGCACTAAAAGCGTAGTTCCCTGATAGCCGGACCCGCTATCTTTTTGCACTCCGACGATGTGGTATGTAATCGAGTTGATCACGATTACATCGCCATGCGCCACGCTCGAAACGTCCGAGGATACTGCAAGCGCGGTCGGCGTGTTGCTCTCAACATCCCGTTCCCCCGTGTCCAGGGGAACGGAATTGAAAGGGTTATCGAATAAAACGTTGATCGTTGATGCGCTTCCGCCATCAGGCGTATAAGTTGCCGCGATTCCGAAATCATCGGTTAGGAAAAAATCGGATAAATCGGATGCGCTTTCGACTCCCATCGTTATTTTTTCTTAGTCGCCTTTTTCGGTGCGTCTTCAGCCGCTACGGCTTTATTCGATCCGATAAGTTGGCGTGCGA